CTAAGCGATTTCAAACTCTAACCAGTAGGAATCATATGAGTAAAAAGTTTGATTATTGCTGCCGCTGTTATATACAGCCACGGTTATTGGTCTCAGTCCAGAGTTGGGGTCTATCAGCGCGTCCGGGGTAACATCATCAGCAGTATTGCTAGAGGTGAATGTATTTTCACCGATTACTCTCAATCTTATCGCTGGGTTCGTCATCCTATATCTAGCTCGACGCAAATATAACGATTTGCCATTGGGAATGTGTACCATAAACTGCGCCACAAACGTATAGCTTCCACCGGGCAGGGTGTAATCGAACCCCACGTTGGAGCTAAACACGAAGCGGTCCCGGTGGTCGTAGCGGGCTTTGAGAACTCCGTCTTTCAGCTTTATTGTGTGGGGGTGGGTGTTGTTGTTGTAATCATCAAGCAAATCATAAAACTGTATGCCGCCAGGTGCGGTAGTGGAGGAACTAGCGTTATACGTTATTTCCGCTCCCCCGGTGGAGGAAAGCTCTAGATTGACAAGGGCAAATATCCCGGTTCTTAACCAAACATAAGTCCAACCATCCCCCCCATCCTTAGCAAGGATACTCGCATGGCCAGCGGTACCCAAAATATACCCGTCAACACGAAACTGACCTCTACGTGAGATTTGCAAATCTATATTTGCACGCCCCTGTGAGGGTTCGTGCCCGCCCAAAGTGCCCTGTATTTTCAAAATGCCAGCGTGGTTAGTTACCCTACCTAGTGGGTAGTAGCGATCGGTATCGTCAGAGCCCTGATCAACGTAAACATTGAACAAACGGTGTCCCTCAATGGACAGCCGTCCAGTCATGTTGTCACCGGCTTTGTTGAGTGGAGTATAGCCAAGATGCCCTACAACAGCCCCGGATGCCAGTTTAGCGCTGGTCACCGACCCATTCACTATATGCGCGCTGAAAATGCTGTTATCGCGCACATCCTGGGCCAGGCGGCCAGACCCATCAAGTGTCGCCAGCCCAAGGTTGGCCCCTTTTAGGTCTCTCTCGAGATGAATCCAGCGCCCACCGCCTGAAGCCGTTAGCACCCACAGGCCGTCAACCGTGGCGCTGGACGAGACGAATAGCCTATAAAGACCATATCCATCCACGCTCACGATGTCACCATCGGCAAACCCAGAGGCCGCCGAGAGCGCGGAGCGAGAAGCGAACTGGCGGATGCGCTTGGTTCCAATGCCCTCTAAAGTCACCCGCGACTGATGAAGGTTCTCCGTTCGGTCCAGCACGGCTTGGATGGCCGCCTCGAGTGGCTCAATGGCGATGGGTTCGTTGTTCCCAGAGATCGGGAAATTGGTGATGCTGGTGGGGAAATTATTGTTGGGATTGAGGGTTTTAGGCATAGGTTTCTCCTATGGGTACAACACGATTGGGGGTTGCCCCCAAACCTGTCCGGCGGGGTTCCAGTTCAGCCCCGCCGGGTTCCAGTTCAATGGGCCATTAGGCACGTAGCGCACGCTGCCTATGCGTGTGTGAGCCGGTTTTATCTGGTTGATAATCCCCAGGATGCGGCTTTTCTCTTCCTGGGAGCCGTCATAGCTGCGGGTGCTAGCGTAGAGGTACACGTCAAACTCGCTCCACCGGTTATTGTCGTAGTTGCGCACCGGCACGATCGCGCTGTTGTAGCCCAGCTGCGCCAGAGCGAGCTGTATACCATACTCGGTGCCCGCCCATTGCCAAAACTCCCAGGCTCCCAGCACTCGGGTACGCCAGGCCTCGAGGCTTTCCCCCGGATATCGCGTAAGCCCGCGCTCGGCGCCCAGGCGATTCAGGGCATCTTCCGGCGCCAGGGCGGCCCAGCGGGCCAGTACGCCGGTTGCGGCAAGCGAGGCAAACTCATCCAGCCCCTGGCCCCAGCCGGCGAGTAGGGCTTTGCCTTTGGGGCCCTGCAGCCAGGGTGGGGCCAGCTCGGGCAGCCATTCCTCGTAGAGGCGCACTGGAACCAGATCAATCTCCGAGCCCGGCATTTATACCTCCAGGTAGGTGGCCGTGAGGCTAATGTTGGCCGTCTGCACCGCGGTCAGGGTCTGATCGCTGGATGGGCTGGTAAGGGCTACATCCAGGACGTTGCCCACGAATAGCGCCTCGATCAGCGCCGACCGGTACACAGTCGCACCAATCGGCAAACCCCGCTGAAATGCGGCGAGGCTGGCGGCAACGTCCGCCTGTACCTGCGCAAGCTGTCCGGCACGCAGGCGGATGGTAGCGTTCAGGGCAATATTTATCTGACTGGCAGCGTAAACCTGCACGTTGGCGGTTAGCGGCTTCCGCGCCTGGATATACGCATCTGCCGCAGCGATCGCCCCCGCGCCCAGGCCGCCCTCGCCCCAGATCACCACGTCCACGGTGCCTTGCCCCCGTGGGTTGTTGTCCAAAACCCTTGCCTTGGTTATCGATGGGTCGCTGGATAGCGCCCAGCTCTCGTATGCGGCTCGAGTGGCGCCAAAGCCCAGCTCCCCCCAGCGCAACCTGCAGCGCGCACGATAGGCAGAATCGGTTTCTGTGTCAATCGCGGCCTCCAGGATTTCCGTATTGCTCACGCTTACGCCGGGCAGTGGGGTAAACATTACTGTTGCCGAGCCGAGGGGCAGATTGTACGCTGCGCCCGGACGTTCGGCTCTAAATTCCAATTCGAGCGTCCCCCCCAGCGGCAACGTGCCGCCGCTGAGATTATTGAATCGCAGGCCCTGCGCATCGCCCACCCAGAGCTGACCCGGCTGGATGCTATATGGACCAAAGCCGGTCTGGGCAGTCAGCGTAAATTTTTGTCGCGCAAATGTGGCCTGCTTGCGGCTCAGGCCGTAGGCGCTCTGGCCCAGCAAGTCCAGGTAATCGCCCTCGGCAAAATCCAAAAACCCCGATTTGGCGATTTGCAACCGCAGCGCCTCGAGGTCGGCAATCCCGGCAGCCTGCAACTCCACCAGGGTTCGCTGGACGCTTCCTTCTACCCAGTCGGTGGGGGGGTAGCCCTTGGCCTGCAGGAAGGCAATCAGCGCGGCCAGCACCTGGTCGCGGCTGCGGGGCTGCAGCAGTTGGTTCAGGTTAGGCACGCAGCACCTCCACGCTCAGATCGCTGATGCGCACCACCAGGCTGAAGGGGCCTGCCTCGGCCTGCACCACGATGTCCAGATCGAGCTGGTTCAACTGCGGCTGGCTGGCGCTCACCTCGGCGCTCAGGATGCGCGGGTCAGCCTCGAGGGCATTTGTTGCCCGCACCTCGATCTCAAATAGCGTCTCGGGGGTGATTTCCCGGTTCAGGAACTGCTTGAGGTCAAGCCGGTACTCGGGGGCATAAAACAGGCTCCCGGGCGGGGTAATGAGGCAGCGGGCCGCCGCCTCGGCCAGATTATCCAGTCCGCTTTTGATCGTCCAGGATAGGTCGGGAAATACCGATAGATCGGTGCCAAAATCCGCCATTACTGCACCCCTTTCACTTTGCTGGAGCCGCCAGATTGCACGGTGCCGGTGGTGGGCACATTTGCAACCGGGGTGGTGTTAAAAACAAATGTCAGCGGCTGACCCTGGAGCAGCACGCTGGAGCCCCCAGAGCCCCCCAATTCCACCAGCGGCGCGTTCACCGTTATCTTGACGCTGGCGGTCAGTTGTACCTCCCGGAGCCCCTCGCCCCGCCACAGGTCGCAGTAGCGCAGCTCGGGATCGCCCTGGTGAAAGCCCACCAGCACCCGGGCCCCCGGCGAGACCTTAACGCTGACCCCGGGCAGGCCCAGCCAGATGGGCACCCGGGTCAGGGCGCCCAGGCGGGGATCGTCCACCTGCACATCCACGTGCATGTCGCCATAATCCTTCAGTACGCTCCCCGGATACAAAGCCAGGTAGTCCAGGTGGGCGGGGCGGGCCAGTTGTTTGATGGCTTTGGTGAGTCGTTCTTGCATCTAGCCTCCCACATACACTGCCGTTCGCAGTTTAGCCCCGATCTGGTGAATCACCCGCTCCACCCGGCCCAACTCCCGGACCTGGCCGTCCCAGAGGCCCTTGAGCACGACTCCGGGCCGGAGCGCAGGCATCGGTAGTAGTGAAAACCAGCCCCGCTGGGGGGCGGCATCAGCCACCACCGCCCCCTCCGGCCCCTGCGGCCAGGCCTCGGCCCCGGCCCAGGTTGTGCCGTCGGGCAGCACCCGCCAGACTCGGTCAGGCAGGCGCGCCATCACCGCCTTAAGGGCCTCTGCAGCAGTACCGCCGCGACGAGCCCAGCGCACGAATACGGTGGGCAGATCCAGTTCCCCCGGCTGCTCCCCTGCTTCGGTTAGCAGATCCCGCACCACCAGTGCGGCCGGCACGCCTTCGTAATCCTTAGGGGGCAGGATTTTGGATAGCCCATCGTAGCCGCCGACCAAAAACACCTCGGTTATACCTGCGCTGGGACCGCCCCGCCGCACCGTGGTGCGGTAGGTGGTGCCGTCCTCAAATCTCAGGGTTACCGCCTCGCCAATTTCCAGGGCTTCCTCCCCCAGCCTCAGCTCGGCCAGCGGCCGGCCTATGCGGGGGATTGTGATAATCCCGCTGCTGACGGGAATGTCGTTTGCAAAAAGAAAGCTCAAGGCCGCACCCCCTTTGCGCTGGGCGGATTGGCCAATGCCCGCTGCTGGGGGATGGGCGTCCCGTCCCGGTCGGCCCCGCCGGTGTCGCCATCGGTTCTCTGCCCCCCGCCCTGCCTGCCCACCTGGGTGGCTTCGGCCTTCACCTTCTTGTAGCTGGGCCGCCACTCCCGCATCTGCAGGGTGGCCGTCCAGCCCTTCACGGGATCATACGGCGGCTCCTCGATGCCGAAGATGTACAGGTGGGTGATCCCGTGCCGCCGCAGGGTGGGGTGCACCGGCTGGTACACGTCGGGGGCTTTCTGCTCCTTGCCTTTGGGGCGGAAGAGCTGGATCAGCTTCTGGAGCTTGTTGAACTCGCTCTCCTTCCAGACCCGGATTTCCACCGTGACCTCGGCATAGTCGTAGCCCAGGTAGGTGTACTCAACCCCCTTCTTCGGAATTTCGGTGCTCTCCTCCTTGAGCGTTCGGCGCACCGATACCTGCACCACACCCTCGATCTCGTTCTGGCCCCGGGCCCGGGGCCTGACAGCGATGCGCTTACCTGCCGGACCCACAAAAACAATCTGGTCGCGCTCCATCAGGCGCCCTCCTCAATGGCGGCCCGCTCGAGGGCCTCCAGGATGGCCTCCACCACCAGGGTTCTGGCCTCGCTGGGGGTCTGGGCCTGCTGCAGCACGATATTGCCGATATGAACGTGCACCTCGCGGGTAACGGTGGCAGCCGAAGCCCCTGCACCCGCGGCGATAACGGCCGCCGGCATCTGGGGGGCGGCCGGAATGGCCGCCGTGGCCAGGGCCAGCCCCGCGCCGGCTACCACCCCGCGCATGGCCAGCAGGCCCCGCTCGAGGCCCAGGCCGCTCTGCTCGCCGATACGGGCCAGGGCCCGACTGGGGGAGCGCACCTCGAGGCCCGCCCGCGCCCCGCCTACTGCCTGCACAGCCAGCCCCTTGGCTGCCTCCCAGATTTTGCCGGGCGCGGCCTTGAGGCCGTTCCACAGGCCGGTAATGGCGTTGCGGCCAATCTCCAGCATCAGCCCCGGCAGGTTGGCCAGGGCGCTGCGGATGGTCTCGGGCAAGGTGCTGATCCAGGCAATCAGCTCCCCGCCTTTGGTGATGATGGCCTGCCACACCCCGTTTACCCCGTCGCGGAACCAGCCCAGGCGCTTGTAGGCCAGCACCACCGCAGCCACCAGGCCCCCCACCAGGGCAATGACCCAGCCCACCGGCCCCATCGCCAGCAGCCAACCGCCTGCCATCCGGGCTGCGGTGGCTACCCAGACCAGGCCCAGGCGCAGCAGGGTGCCGGCCAGGCCGAAGGTCAGGGTGTTGAGCAGGCGGAGCCCGGTGGTGAGCACCAGGAGGGTGCCCATCAGGGCCAGGCCCCCGGCGTTGGTTCCGGCCAGGCCGGCCTGATTGGCCGAGAACCCCCTGGCCAGATGGCCCAGCAGCGCAATGCCCGGCTCCAGCGCCTTCCACACCCCCTGCAGCGCACCCAGTCCGGTCTGCACCCCCGCCCAGAACTGCCGGGCATACCCCAGGGCCAGGGGGAAATACTGCCGGGCCTTCTGCGCCAGCAGGGCGGTCCGATCAAGGAAGCCCAGGATGGCCTCCCCGGCCTTTTTCGGTTCGGTAGCGCTGGCCAGCGGCCCGAACGTTGCTTGCATCAGCCTGCCCAGGCTGTCCTGGAAGCGCCTGGAGATGGCGGCCCCGGGGCCCTGGCTGAAGTCGGTCAGGGCGGCCAGGTTGCTGAGCATCTGCTTGAAGGGCTTTAGCGGGCCGCCATCGCCCACGTCCATCTGGCTGAAGAGTTCGAAGGGGCGGCTTTTGAGGGTAGACATCAGGCCAAAGATGCTGGTGCTCTGCTCCTCCATCAGCCCGCCAAATCGCTTCTGGATGATCTGGCGCACCGCCAGCATGGCCTTGTTCACTGAGCCGACGTAGCTCCCGCCCTTATCAAACTTGAGGCCCTGGGCCTCCAGCAGCTCCCGGCTAATGCCCAGCTCCCGCAGCCGCTCAAAGGCCTCGCCGAAGTTCCCTGAGCGCAGGCGGGTCAGGGGGCTGATGGCGTCCTCCAGCCGCACCCCCATCGCCGAGGCCAGGTCGCCGGCGTCCTTGAGCAGCCCCTGCAGGTTCTTGACATTCACCCCGGCGGCCAGCAGTTGCTTGCCGCCGGCCAGGACTTCCTGGGTCTCGAAGGGCGTCTGGGCGGCAAACCGGGCCAGCATGGCATAGGTTTCCTGGGCCATGCGCCCGGCGTCCGCACCGAACTGGGGCCGCAGCATCACCCGGAGGCTGATGAGTTGCTGCTCCTTGAAGCCCAGGGCATCGAATATGGCCTTGGTGGTCAGCCCAGCCGCCCCAGCCAGTAGGAGGTTGGGCAGGCTGGTCAGGCGGCCAATCAGCCCGCTTAGCGATGAATAGGCATTCTGGGCGTAGGCGCGGATGCTGGCCAGGTGGCGGCTGGCCGCCCCTACCGCCACCAGGGCCCCCACCAGGCGGCGCGCGGCAGCGGTCGATACCCCGAAGCTGCCGGCGATGGCCCGAGCTGCAGCCGCACTGTCCCGCCCGGAGCCCTGCAGCTGGGTGCGGATGCGGCCCAGGCCCGCCGACATGGCCCGCGACTGGGTGACGAAGTTGTTTCGCAGCCCGAAAAACCAGGTCAGACGCCTCATGGTTTCTCCTCAAAGTGGCCCAGCAGCACCGCCGCCTCCAGCGCGGCCCCGGCCAGGGCCTCGGGGGAGTCTTCCCCCTGCCGGTAGGCCAGCAGGAGCTGGCCCGCGAACAGGGGCCGGTCGCGGTGCTTCAGGGCCTCATTCAGCAGGTCGGCGGATTTTTTGAAGGAACTCCGTCTCGGCCATCTGGGCAATGGCCGCCAAGTCCTGGCTGATAACGTCGGCCAGGCCGGGGTAGTCCTCCAACATCTGCTCAAACTCGGTCTTTTCGGGGTACACCAGCGCCGCCTTGGCGTACTTCTCGCCGATGGCGTAGGTGTCCAGGGCCAGCTTCTGGCCGCTGGCGGCCTTGTCCAGGTCGGCCCGCATGAGCCGGTATTCGCCCTTGGATAGAGGACGAAAAACCAGCACCCGGCCCTGGCGCACCAGGGCAAACAGCCGGTCACCGTGGATTTCAATCAGCTTGGAGAGGGTGGTGGGGGGCAAAAGGCCCTCGAGGTCATCCGTCAAAAGCTCGGGTTTTCCCATGTTGTTCCTCAAAAATGCCGGCCCCGCCAGGGGCAGGGCCGGTACAAAACGTTAAATCAGAAAGTGGCCAGGTCGCCGGGCACCACGTCCAGCGCCTTGCAGGTCAGCTCGGCCATCAGGGCCTCGGCCCCGGGGGAGGCCGAGAGCGCGTCGTTGAGGATGCGGAGATCATTGAGTTTGTCGATCACGACGTTCTCCTCCGCATCTACAAACGTGACCACCGCGTTGAACGATTTGCGCTTGTATTTGGCCCCCAGTTTGGCGCGGAACTGGTGCCACTGATCCACCGGCATCTTGATGGTTACGTCGGCCGGGGCCATCTGGCCGGGGGTACGCCCCACCGGCTTGCCCCCGGCGTAGATGTACTCCTCCGAGACCTCGCCGGTGTTGTACTCCAGCTCGACATTCACGGGGATGCGTTCGCCGTCAAGGTCGAGCTGGATGCTCGAGTTATCGTACACCTTACCGTTGCGTACAGTAATCGCCACGCGCCACCTCCTAGGCCGCTACCGGCTGCAGTTGCGGGTTGAAGAACCGCACCTTGCCGGTGATCCGCTCGGCGTAGCCCAGCGGGACGATGCTGATGTCGTAGGGGATGGTCTTGGTGCTGAGGATGTTTTCGGCCCGGTCAATGCGCACATATACCGCCGGCTGGTCGGTGGTCTCGTCAATCGAGACCTTGCCGCGCAGGGCGGTCCGTACCAGCCCCTCCACGTAGGCCTCGATGCGCAGGGCCTCCCGCTCCAGAATCCGCCCGGTCGAGGCGGAGACCTGAATCTGCTCGTTGAGCCAGCGCAGCCAGGCCCGGTAGGCCGTCTCGCAGGCCACGTCCATCACCTCGCGGAGCTGAACCTGCTCGTAGTCGCTGCCGGGCGGGGCAAACAGACGGCCCCGGGTGATGTAGAAGCCGCCCTGGATGGTGCGCAACGTGGCAAAGCGAGCGGCGTCCAGGGCCGGTGTGACCGACTCGTCCCCGTGCAACTTGACCACCGTTTTCAGCGCCCCGGAGGCGTAGCGCCCGGGATGCTGCTCCACCGGTCGGCCGCTGTACCGGCCGGCAATGACCCAGGTCGAGGGACGCTTCATCACCAGGCCGGTGATGGGGCTCACCACATCGGCGTAGCGCCCACCGGCGCCCACCCGCACGCTGGTGAAGCTGGCAAATGCCGCAATCAGGGCACTGTCGGTATCGTCGGCGGTGTCCAGGATGGCGTGAATCCAGCGGGGGTTGTTGGGGTCGTTGGCCCGGGTTTCCAGAGCCGCGTTGACCCCTGCGGCCACGGTGGCGCTGGCAACCCCCACCACGTGGATGAAGCGGTAGGAGAGTTCGGTGCGGGCAAATAGCGCGTTGAGAGCATCGTTGAGATCCGCCAGGGTGTAGCCGGGCGCGGTGCAGGTGGCGGTATAGGTATCTCCCACCACAAACGTGCCGTCGGCCCAGGTCAGGGTCAGGCCCGTGTCCGCAATGACGTAAATCCCGGAGACCGGCACGGCCGTCTCGGGGCTGTAGGTGTTGCCGCCGTCCAGCGAGTATTCAAAGGCCGCCTGGGCGGCGGCCAGGTTGGCCGCAGCCCGGGTGATGCGGACGCGCAGCTTGTAGTCATCCCTGGGGGTACTGCCGGTCAGGGCCAGCGTGGCCGTGCCGGCACCGGTTTTGGTCACGGTCCCGGCCACCCCGGCCACGCTGGGGTTGGCCGCCAGGCAGATCACCGCCTGGGTGCCTTCCCCAAAAGCCAGGGCAGCCGCTTCGGCCAGCTTACCGCCCACACGTTCTTTAGCCCCCTGGGGGCTGGTCACGGTCACGATCTCGTTGGGGCTCAGGAGGGTGGCCACGCCGATCTTGACGTGGACGCCCTCGCCGCTGCCGGGAATGGAGCCGATGCCGAAATCCTGAGGTACAACTTCAACCCGCGGCAGCCCGGTCATCGCCCACCCCCAGTCCCGATGGGCTCATTGGCCGCCTCGGCAATACCCCGATCAAAGGCCGCTTTGGTCAGTTCCTGCCCCACCACCCAGCGGTGCTTGACCCGGGCCGCCGCCAGCAGCCAGTCGGGGGTCCCGGCCTCGGCGGCCAGCTCCTCTACGGTTTGCAGTTTGCGGAGTTCCGCAGTCGTGTCGTTTTTCGCCATGTGTTTCCTCCTAGGGGAGCACCTCGGTCTGGTCGAGCAGGGCCCGCTCGAGCCGCACATACACCCCAGGCTCCGCCGCCCCTACCTCTACCAGTACCCGGAAGCGCAGCTGATAGCGCCGCTTGTCGGCCGGCAGGGCTGCGGCCTGGCCGGTCTCGTCTTCATCCCAGCCGCTGGGGAACAGCTCGAGGCTGCTCCCGCAGATGCGCCGCAAGGCCGCCACGCAATCGGATAAAACATCCTCCACCGCGGGGTAGTTTTTGCCCCAGATGTGCAGCGTGTAGCCGGCCAGCCGGGTGTAGGGGGGTCGGGGGCGGGGCTCGGCGGGCGGGGATCCGGCCAGCGCCTCGGGCGCGACCGCCCGGCTATCCGGCGCCGTGAAGGTGTCCTGCCCGGGCACCAGAACCAGTTTGAGCGGTACGTCCAGTTGGTTGAGCGCTTCCGGGCCCAGCTCGATTTTTGCCGGTGCTAGCTCTGTTTTGAGTCGTTCGAATAGGGCTTGGGTCAAGGCACCTCCTGCTGAAAATACGCTTCGGCAGCCTCCTCAAAGGCCCGCTCCCAGCGGGGGGAGAGTTCGGGCTCGGGGATGAAGGGCCGGGCGGGGATCTGCACCTTTTGCGCCTGCACCCACCGCTGGCCCATTTTGAAGCGCAGGGCCTTTTTCTGCTGCGGAGTGATGGTGGCGCCGTACTGGTGGGTAGCCGCATACACCACGTTGGTGCCCACCTCAAAGCCCTCGGGCTCGGTCTGGAGGGCTGATTTGGAGGTCATGGAACGTTGCAGCCGGGCGGTCTTGCGCAGGGTCTGGCCGCCGGTAGCCTCGGCCCGGGCGGAAGGCTTCCAGGGGCGATCCCAGGGGTCTTTCTGTCCTGCGAAGGACTCGTCGATCTGGTTCAGCGCCGCCTGGCCCAGGTTCTTCGCCAGGCCCTCGGCAAACTGCGGCTGGCGCAGTCTGTCTGTGAAGCGGATCAGCCGATCCAGTTTGCGGAAAGCGCCGGTGAGCGCCATCAGGGCCTCCAGTTTCGGGGAATGCGGCCCTGCGTGGTGACGGTGTCCCACTGCTCCAGCGGGGTCAGGCGCAGGGCCGATTTACGCCCCCACCAGCGGCCCCGGTCGGCCCGGGTGTTCTCCGCAATAGAGGGTACCCCGTCCACTTCCCCCACATAAAGGCCGATATGCCCTTCCCGATCCGGCGCGGTCCGGCGGGATCGGGGGGGCTCGTCGAAGGGCGCGCTGCTGAAGAGCAGGTCGCCGGGTTTGAGCTGCCGGAGCAGGGCCGCCCGGTCGGCGGGGCTGGCCGGGTCACGGTCCAGGGCGGAGACGTCCCAGTCCAGCCGGTCGATGGCCCGCTCCACTGCCACCGCCCAGCGGCTGCGGTCGGGGTCGGCCCGCACGCTGTCGAGCATCCGGCTGTAGAGCTTCCAGCGGTTGGTCTCGTAGGCCCGGGCAATGACCTCGAATACGAACGCCACGCACCATCCGGGGGTGCTGACGAAGCCGGGCAGCTCCCGCCGCACGGCCTGCAGGGCAATCTGGACAATCGGGTTCATCTTGTGAGTTTTTTCACTCCTTGCCGCTAAAAGCGTTTTTAGGGCGGGTCTGACCCCGCCCCTATGTGGGGGTAGGGTTAGGGGTTTCCCGCCGCATTCCGGCCCCCCTGGTTCGGCCAGGCGGGGCTTACCAGTTCTTGAGCTTGTCCCGGCCAAAGACCCGGGGAGCAGCCTTTATCTCGGGTTTGGCCTCCGCGGAAACTACCCCCCCAGCCGCCTCGCCTGGAGGGATAGGCGCGCCATCGTCCGCCGGGATCTGCGCCTTGCCCTCCGCCACCAGCCGCAGCCATTTCAGGGCCTCCTCATAGTCCCGCACTACCACGTCGTCGGCTGTGCCCTCCTGGAAACCCCGCCGGGCCAGGATGAGATAAAAGGCGATATCGGCATTGACGCGCTTGAGGGCCCGCACCGGGGGCAGGGGCAGGGTGTAGCGCTGCCCCACGAAGCTATCGATGATGTCGGCGGCGTCCTGGAGGGCCGCCTGTGCGCGGGCCTCGACCAGGGTCGTCCAGGTGCTGGCTTCCGGGTCGAGGGCGTAGCGCATGGCCTCCTCCCGCTTGCGGGTTTTCAGCTCGGCGGTGTCGAGGTAGGGCATTATTTCCTCCGCTTGGGCCGGGCTGCCTTCGGCTCGGGCGCCTCTTCGGGCGCCTCGGACGCCAGTATCTCCACCCGGAGCAGGGAATCGGCCTGCAGGCGGGCCAGCTCCTCGGCCGAGACCAGGGCCTCCTGGGGTTCGGGCCACCACTGCCGCCCGATGCGCCAGCGGCCCCGGCGCTGCGGGGTGCTAACCTTAACGCGGTACATTCAGGCCCCCGCGCTATCCCACACATTTGTAGGCCAGGAAGGGCAGGGTGAAGCCGGCGTTGCCGCGCGCATCCACCCCGTAAACGAACTGCCGGCGCATGAAGACGTTGTCGTCGGTAGGGTCATCTTTGGCTATGAACTCCGGGCTCTGGCGGTTCTGGAAGACCAGCGGTCGGATGGGCCGGCTCACGTCGAGCAGGTACCAGGCGGTAGGCTGGCTGGCCAGTTTGGGCACCACCAGCAGATCGGCCGAGCCCCGCCAGATGTTGGTATCGCCGCCGGCCACGAAGTCGGCGTTGAGGATGCGGCGAGCCGTCCCTTCCAGCTGCGGGGGCACCACCAGCAGGTTGGGCATGACCTCCAGGGGCTGGCCATCGTCTCCCCGGAAGGCCATCATCTCCGCCCGCGTGGCCTCGTAGTTGGCGGTGGTCAGGGCCCGGCTGGTGGCGTAGTTGCTGTATACGCCCAGGCTGCTGTCCACGGTGGAGACCGGGTGGTCGGTGTCAAAGAAGTTCTGCCCGTCAAAGCACAGGCTGTTTTCCCCGTTGCGCAGCAGGGAGAAGACCAGATCGTCGGGGTACATCCGGGCGGCCTGGCCCATCTGGTCGAACTGCATGTTGTAAATCCCCAGGTTGTCGTCCTGGATATCGTTGCGATCTACCGCGACGGTGGCCTCGAAGTTGCGGTTCTGGATGGTGTAGGAGGCCTCGGCCAGGTTCTGAAAGACCCGCTCGCCCAGCCACTCCCGCATCCGCAGCATTTTGAGCAGCCAGCCGTAGGTGTTCTCCTTGGTGGTGCTGGGCACCTCGGTGGCCACCCGGTTCCACAGGGGGGTCGCGGCCTGGTAGGCCTCGTTGTAGCGGGTTTCAAACGAGACCCGCAGGGCTTGTAGTGCAGCAGTCGTGATTCGCATGAGCTCTCCTTAATAGGTCTCGACCCAGACCCCGTCGGCCTCCACGCCGACCACCCTTCCGGCGCGGCTGCGGGTATTGCTGCCGTTGGTCTTGGCCACGGTCGTCGAGTTGACGATGAAGCAGTCGTTGAGCAGGTCGGCCTGGGTGATCTGATCGGCCGCCGAGGAGTTCTGCCACTTGAAAGCCCCCCGGCTCACCCGCACCAGGCGGGCCCCCTGGGCCCCACCCTGGTTGTTGACGGTCTGCTCGGCGCGGCCTGCGGCCCGCAGGTTGGTGGCGGTGCTGCCGTGCACGGCGTAGCCAGCCGCGTTCAGCACCACCAGGTTGCCGGCTTCAATCAGGGTGTTGGCCTCCACCGGCAGGTCGAGGTACTCCAGTATGGGGCCCAGGCCCCGTTGAGGGGTGTTGCGTTCAGGCATGGTGTTCCTCCCGTCGGCGTTTGGTGGCCAGATAGGCCTCGGCGCTCACGCCGGTTTGCGCGATGATGGCGCGTTCGAGCTCGCTGAGGACATCGCTCGGCCCCTGCGGGGGGGCAAAGGGCCCGGTCGGTACGGCCGCCCCCGCCCGCAGGCTGGCCAGGTGGGCCCGAACGGCCTGGGGATTTTTGCGAAATTTCTCCAGCCAGTAGTCCCGGCTGGCGGCGTGGATGCGGCCTTCCGTCAAGGCCGCGTCCACCACGCGCGCGGCCTCGGCGTCCGTCGTCTGGGCCCGCAGGGTGGACAGTTCGGCCTCGAGTTCGCCGACCCGGGCGGCTAGCAGGGCGTTCGCAGCCGCTGCCATCGCCTGGCCGTGGGCCTCGTCGCTGCCGATGGGGGCGTGGATGCCCGCCTCGGCCAGCAGGGCCTCGGCCTGCTCGAGCTGCCCCACCCGGTTTTGTAACTCAGTCAGAGCATTTTCGATTTGCTCGTCGCTGGCATCGGCCGCCAGTCCAAGCAGGGTGATCAGTTTTTCTCGCATGGGATCTCCGTGGGCTGAGGCCACCAGCGGCGCCTGGTTTACCGTGGCCGGCTGGTTGGTCAGCCCGATCATGTCCAGTTGTCGAATATGGCCGTCCTCGTCCCAGAACACCGGCGACCAGTGGCGGTACTCCCCGGCCCTCAGCAGGTTGGCCGCGGTCTCGGTCCAGCGCACATTGGTCGCCCAGAGCCCATCGGGGCGGGCCTCCAGCTGGAACCAGCCGGCGGCCGGTACCGGCCCGTTGTCCACCGGGTTCTGGTTGCGGTGCTCGTAGTCGATGGGCAGCTCGGGCATCTGGGCCCGCCGGATCACCTCCTGGGCGTCCTCCGGGGTAAACAGCAGGTCGATCTGGGTGCCATCTGCCCAGCGGAAGGTCACTGGGCCGTAGGGCCAGATCAGAAACTCCCCGGGCGGCTCCTGGGATGGGAATACGTTGAATCCGGTGTATCTTCGTCTCACACGGTGCTCCCTCCTCGGGGTGGATTTTCGGATCTATTCGAGCGGCTCCGGCCGCTCGGGGTGGGCCAGCCGCTCGGCCAGGGGCTTGCTGACAAACTCGTAGGTCGCCACCGAGCCGGCGATGCCGGCGGCCATCTGGAGCAGCAGGTTTTCAATCCCCAGTCCGCACAGGGTCAGCCCCGTGGTCAGGGCCGCCACCGCGTTCAGAATCACCACCGCCTTGCGGGGATTGGCCTGCACCCAGGCGATGCGCTTGAGGGCGTCTACCAGAAAGGAAACCACCGGCCCCTGCCCCAGCAGCCAGACGCCGAAGCCCAGAACTTTACACGTGTCCATATGCACCTCCTTTCGGGGCAAAGCAAATCCCCCGACCGGGGTCGGGGGGTAGTTTGCCGAGATTACTGCGATTATACGGAATTTTTTGCTAAGGTGCTGCAAGCCCTCGGGCTGCCTTGCGTTCGACGACCGGGCTGGGCCCGGAAGCGATTGGGCCACCAGAATTGCTCCTGGGCACCGTTTTTAACGCTCTCGGGGTGGGAGCGCGTTTTTCAAGCTAAGTTCCTCTAGTGCGCGGCGCTTCTCTTCCCACCAATCCTTTGGAGACAAAATCCATACCGTCTCAAGGGCCTCGAGGTCATCCCCCGCTGCCTCAACCAGTTGGGGCCAGAGCCGCTCGAAATCCTCTCGCGTATACCGGCCTTCACGGTGCAGGATGTAAATCTCGTCGTTCAGGTCTCCGACGGTGGGTTTATGTTCCATAGGCGCTCCCCTCAACGCAGACGAGCCAACACATCCTGAATAATAGCAGATGTGGCCGGGTCAAACTTGCGAAAATCCCTCCGAAAGAACCGGTGGGCAGCCAGAGACTCCGAAAACCACTCAAGCACTCCGTCTCTTGCCCGAAGCGAGACAAATCGGCCCTCCTTTTTGACTTGAATGTACCTGGCAAAAAGTCGGTTCTCCGTCTCTTCTCGCATCGCTTCGTACAGGTGATGCCCGAACTCGTGTACCAGAGTAATTGCTGCGGCCTGGAGGGCCGAGCTACCTTTGGTCGAAACCGCCCGCAGTTGGCCCAACGGCTTTTCGTCGGCCCAACTTCCGTCGGGTCTGGGATATAGCAGCCGGATGGTCTGCGTAAGTCGGTCGTAGTCACCCATACGGTTTGTAAGGTTTGCGGTAATCTCGAGCGTCCGGATAGGATTTTGTTCCATCCAGCGGTTTAATCTCAGCCCTTCCAGACCCCGCAAAATTCGGTCTCTCTCCCGGACGCTTACCTGCCCCCGCAGCTCCAGAATCTCCCGGCCAATCTCAATCCGCTCGGCTAGCTTGCCTTGCAGGGCTTCCCAAAGCTCAGGTGAGTATTTGGCTGGGTCCGGCTCCCATCTTGCTGTGGGGGGCCGGGCGAACCCTGGCGGCACCTCCAGCCCGGGAGGCAGTGGGCTTACCCCTCCCCTGGCCTCCGCTTCCCGCGCGGTCAGGCTCCGCACCCCTGCCCTGCAGCCGAAGTGGTTGGGGGGATATATGCGCTCCCATATGGGGTCATCTGCTGGTCGAATCACGCCGTTCAGGCCCCGGCAGATGGGGGTGGTGCCCGAGTCCAGCACCGCATCGTACATCCAGTAGGGACGAGCCGAACGCACCTGAGGATCGGTCTGTTGCTCGTAGCGCCCAGCAGCGTATGCTCCCAGAATGTTTTGTCGAAAGATCAACTCCAGCCGCCAGGGTTTGGTCCCTCCCCATGCCGCCGAAAGCCGGGGCCCGATGGAACGGGCCCACTCCTCGTAGGGGGTGCCTGCCTCTATCGCGGTCTGAAGGGACTGCAGGATTTCGTGAATCAGGTCAAGCTGGGCCACCCCCGCCACGGTGAAGGCCTGCTGCGCCTCTTGCAGTGTTAGAGAGCGGTATTCCTCCTGGGTGAGGGGCACCTTCTGGCGAAGAAAGGCCTCGGCCTCTTCAAAGCGCAGCGGGTCAGCCCGCACCTTCCAAGCCATCGACATCCTCCCTCACCGCCACACGGCCAGCCAGGTTTGCCAGCACCAGGGCATTTTCCAGCAACTCGGCCAACGCCCCGGGTTCCAGGTCGGCGTACAGGGCTTCCAGCTTCCGTCGTAATGTGGGGTAATCCGGCGATTGCTCAATCACTTGCAAAATCTGCTCCAGGTCGGCCTGCATGATCGCGGCGGCCTGTTTGGTGGCGGATGGAATCAGTTCGTCCACAAATAGCATGCCGTTGACGAAACCTCGAGCCTGCTCCAGCGGCTCCCCCGAGGCCAGCTTCACCCGCCGCCCCCTCGAGGCCATCCTCAACTGATTCCGCATGGGATCCAGAATCTCGTCCTCGGGCTGGGGCGCTGGGATCTGAAACCGCTTCTGGATGTAGCTCACCGGGATGGGTGCCCCCGCTTCCACCAACGTTTTGACGGTCTCGGCGGCGGTGCGCAGATCCTCCGGTTCCCGAATAATCGGCTCCACCACCGGCGTTAGGTCAGCCCGGTCGAAGTTGTAGTGGCAGAAGGGCACCAGCAAATCGCGGCGCAGGGTGGCATAGACCGCCTTGGCGTCGGAGCGGGTCAATCTCTGCGAGATTTTATCCAGGGTAAGAGCCATCGCGTTGGAGCCCCCGGCGCCGTCGAAGCTGCTCAGGGGACTCCCGGTCACGGCCACCGCCATCTCCCGCTCCATGAGCTCGATGAACTTACTGTAGGCGTCGGCGCTGCCGAAGCGCTGGGCCTCCTTGAACTCGATCTCGGCGTTCTTCGAGATCACCCCGCGCCCCTCGGGCCCCAGGGCTGCTACGGCCTCCTTGAGGGCGTTCAGCTCGTCCTTGCTGGCCGTGGGGTCGTATTTGCCCAGCACCAGCGGCTGCCCGTACATCTCCAGAAAGGTCGCCCAGTCCTTTACCGCGTAGTTTTTGAACAGGTACAGCCAGGCCAGGCTGCGCATCAGGCCCGCCCGGTTCAACGATCCCGATTTGGCCCGGTAGTGGTGCACCAGCGCCGCGCCGTAGGGGATGGGGACGGCCCCGTCGTTCGTGCGCATCCGGAGGGTTCCGGTATCTGCGTCATAGGTCAGGTTGCGCTGGTGCACCCAGGTGAACCCCGCCGGCACCTGCATCCGGGCAATACGCTGATACTCCCAGCGCACCGCCACCACGCTGACCCCCTTGGCGATGGCGTCGAGCAGGTCGAGCAGAAGGTACTCGAGGTCGATATTGGCCAGCAGGGCGGCTACCTGGTCCGCGATCTGCTTCGCCTCCGCCGAGTCGTCGGCGGGAAGCACCGCGTAGTCCAGGGCCAGCACCGCCTGCTTCCGCGTTTGTAATAGACTGGCCAGGTAGGCATCCTTCTCCTCAATCTCCTCAAATAGCTCCATCTGCTTGGTCAGGTCGCCCTGCTCGGCCTGGCGCAGGATGGCGGCCAGGCCCGCCGGCTCCAGCCCCCGGGAAATCCCGCTACCGACCCGCCCGCTGGGGGTCTGGGGGGTGGGGGCTGATGGGGGCTTTGTCCCCAGCAATTTTGCGATCTGTTCAGTCAGCCACATTACCAGGCTCCTCTCTCCAGCCGGGGGCCCCCCACCCGTTCAAAGGCAATGGGGCCGCTGGGCCGGGCGGCTGCATGCACGGCCAGGGCAGCCGCCCAGAACTCATCGGCGTGGCCAGCATCATCGCGTTCGGCGTCAAAGCGGAAGTTGCCCGCGCTGGTGGTGATGCGCCGCACCGCGTGCAGGCTCTCGCGGATGCGCTCGTGGGGGGGGACGCGGATCCGGCGATCCTCAAAGCGGCGGCGCAGGGTGATGGCCAGGTCTTCCTTGCACGCGTTGGTAAACAGCACCGGCTCCACCTTGCTGCCAAAGCGCTGGCGGGCCTCCTCCGCCAGCTGCATCCCCAGGCCGGTGGCATCGATGGCGGCCCGGCGCACCTGCGGGAGCAGCCCGTACAGCACCTCCCGCTGGGCGCTGAAGGGGGTGCGCTCGAGCCAGATTACCCGCCGCGTCCACAGCACGTCCCCCACCTGCTCGATCACCCAGATCACGCTCAGGTCGCGCTGCCGTCCGATGTCCATGCCCAGGTACAGCTCGCCCTCCCGCTCCAGCTCGCCGTCGGTGCGGGCTAGTTCGCTCTCGCAGGTGGCCAGTAGATCGTAGGGCAGCCAGGCGGTGTTCTCCTCCACAAACTCCAGCAAGTACTCCTGCTGCCACTTGAGCGGGTCGCGGATGCCCTGACGCAACACCTCCGGGTCAATGGCCAGGCCCTCTTTGACCGCATCGTAGATATCCACCCGGTGCCGGCTCCACACGTCACCGGGTCCGCCCTGCCACAGCTCCCAGAACTTCCCGCTCTGGCCGTTGGGGGTGGATATGACCCGGATCCTGTAGCGCTCGTTGCGGGTGATGGTGGGGTAGATGGCCCCCCAGATCTCGCGGGAGTCCTGGTGAAAGCCGAACTCGTCGAGGAGCACGCTCCCCGAGTAGCCCCGGGCGGTGTCAGGGTTGGCCGGCAGGCTGATGATGCGGCTGCCGTTAGGGAACTGGATCACGTACTGCTTGGTGGCGACATCAAACTGCTCCTGGTGCAGCTCGGCTACCGCCCGGATGGCCTCGCAGTGCCGCTTGGCTTTTTCGGCCAGCTCCAGGCTCTGCCGCTCGCCCCGGGAGAGGAAGATCCACAGCTGGCCCCGGTGCTCGAGGCAGTCCAGGACGGCCTCAAGGGAGGCCGCGAAGCTCTTGCCGGTCTGGCGGGACCAGAGGCCGATCTTGAAGCGGCTCTTATCGGCCACCCAGCGCTGCTGGTAGGGCAACAGGATTACGTCAGTCGAGGCCATAAACCTCCCGCACCCGCCGGATGATCTCGGCGCTGGCCCCGGCCTCGGACAGGGTGGCCTCTACCTTGGCGGCCACCTCCAGGCGCACGTCGGCCCGCTCCAAGCGGCTCAGCACCTCCCCGGCCCGCAGGCCCCGGTCGATCGCCCGCAGCCGCTGGTTGTCGTCCAGGCTCTGCCAGTCCAGGTCGTCCAGCACCCGGAGGGTTTTGGCCAGTACGGCGTTGGCATAGGCCCGGGCCACCGAGAGCTTCCGCCCCGTGGCCTGGCTGATGGCCTCCACCATGCGCTCGGTCTCCAGTGCCGCCTGCATCGCCGGGTGAAGATGGTTGTTTTTATGGCGAGACAGGGCTGCAATGCTGGTCTCGAGTCCCCGCTGCTGTGCCCAGGCCGCAATCTCCTCCATGCGCCAGCGTCGGCCGTCCGGCGTGAGCTCGTTGCCCAGCAGCATCTGGTCGATCTCATCGCGCAGCGGGCTGTTGCAAATCTTGCAGCGGGGCTCGCGGGGATAGAACAGGTCTGACATGGCTCACCTCCTCCTGCGAAATCCGCCAGTGGGCCGTGAATCCCAGCCCGAATCCAATCGCCGCCAGCGTCAGTGCCAGCCAGACCCGCTTTCGAGGCGGCCTCAGCCCTATCTGCAGATGGGCCAGCGCCTCCCGCACGTCCTGCAGCGTGCGGCTCAGGTCGTCGTGCGCAATGGTATGGGCCAGTCGGAGGCCCCGCAGCTCTTCCCGCAGGCTTTCGATCTGGGCTTCGATCCGATCCAGGCGTTCCATCAGCGCCTCGAGGTAAAAAAGACCGCTCTGTCGTGCAGCGTGCCCTCGTACAGGTCGATCCCGGCGGTGGTCAGCCGCACGCTATCGAAGGTGCCGGTGCCGTCTTTGCGCCAGGCCACCTCGAGGTAGCCCTTCTCGGCGCAGTAGCGCAGGGCAGCGTGCAGGTCTGCCTCGCTGGGCAGCTCGTTCAGCTGTTCCAGGGCCGCCACCAGCACCCCTCGGCTCATGGTGTAGGGGTCGTCCGGGTTGAGCGCATCGCCCATCGCGGCGAAGTAGACCACCTCGAGGATGCGGCCCCGGATCAGGGCAGCCCGGCGCGGATTGTTCTTGTTGAAGATGCTCAAGTTGTCCTCCTATGGTTTCCAGTTGATGCCCAGCGCGGCCAGCGCGGCGCCGATCAGGCTGGCGAGCAGCCTGAAGAACCATTCGTTCTGCCACCAGGCGGGGGCTCTGGGCTTGGGAATCTGCAAGATGACCTTGCGCGCTTGCAGCAGGGTCTCGGCCTCCCGCAGTTCCGCCTCCCGCTCGGCCCGCCGAGGCGCTCGGACAGCCCGGATCAGATGCTCCAGCAAGCGGTTCTCATTTTCGTCCATGTCCCTCCAAAACGTGAACCCCGCCGCAGGATGCGACGGGGTAGGCTATAGAAATCCTAGCAAAATTTTTGCTATACGTCTGTTCGCACCACCTCAGCCCGCCGGGCCAGTTCCAGGGTCCACGCGGTCAGGCCCCGGTGCTCGTTGGCGGCCCGAACCCGCCGGTGGTGGGAATCGTAGTACCACAGGCTGGACCACCGGGCCCGGTGCAGGAAGGCCGCCCATTCGTCCTTGATGGCCGGGTCGGTCTGTTCCAGTAGGCTCTTGTAGTCCGACCGCCAGAGGCGCAGGGTGTGCCTGGGAATGTTGATGGCGGGCAGTTCCATCACCCGTACCAGCAGGTAGCCGGGCCGTTCAATCCGCCCCACCGACCGTTCCACCTCCGGGGCGTGGCCGGTACCGTCAACCTGCCAGGTCTTCAGTCCGGTGGCCACCCACCAGAGGTATTTGGCCAGGTGTTCCGCGCGCCAGCGTTCCAGGTTGCTATCCATGCCCCGCCTCCCTGCGGATCAGACCGTCCGGGGTTTCCAGTACCAGCCCGGCCTCCACCAGCCGGGCCGTCAGGCGGTACACCGTGGTCTTGGGAATTCCGGTTAGGCGGGCCAGGGTGGACGGACGAAGTGGTACCGAGGACACGGCATCCAGAATCTGGGCCATTCGGTCGTCCCACTGGACGCTCTGTTCCATTCCCATTCCCGCCTGGGCGGTCTGGATCTGGGCCATTCGGTCGTCCCACTGGACGCTCTGTTCCATTCCCATTCCCGCCTGGGCGGTCTGGATCTGGGCCATTCGGTCGTCCCACTGGACGCTCTGTTCCATTCCCATTCCCGCCTGGGCGGTCTGGATCTGGGCCATTCGGTCGTCCCACTGGACGCTCTGTTCCATTCCCATTCCCGCCTGGGCGGTCTGGATCTGGGTGGTGTGGACGTGGGTCTGCAGATGGATGGTCGGCGTAGGCTCCTTGGCCGCAGCGCTGGGGAGCGGCGGGGTCAGTCGGAGCAGTTCGCCAATGGCCTTCCCGGCCACCAGGGGGCCCAGGGCAAACAGGCTCTGGGCCAGCACCTCCCAGCCGGGGGCCTCCGCCACCCGGGCCATCGCCAGCAGGTTGCCCAGCCAGACCAGCAGAAGGAAGAAAATCCCCCCCGCCAGGCTCCAGCGCAGCCGGGGCTCGAGGGTGGAGGCCAGGCTGAGGGTGAACGCCAGCAGCTCGAGGCCCACCGCCAGGCCGATGGAGAAGTACGCAGGCAGGTCGCCCAGGCTCAGGTCAAACCACTTGGTCAGGTGGCCCGCCGACATGACCAGAGTGGCAAGGTAGGCCAGGGCCAGCAGGCCGATCAGGCTATTGCGCAGGCTGGGGTTCATGCCCCCTCCTGGATTCCCTGCTGCTTCCGCCGGGCCCGGTAGGCCCGGTTGCTGCAGACCTTGGAGCAGTACCTGGAGTCCTTGCGCACGGCCACAAACGTCTGGCCGCACCATAGGCATTCCCGTTCCGCCCCGTGGTGCTCGTGGGGTTCCTCCATCGGTTCGTGGGTCTGTTCATCCCCTTCGGGCTGGGGGTCGGGCTCGGGGTTGACCAGCCAGTCGCTATAGGGCCCGACCAGCCGGGCGATGATCCGCTCGGCGTGTTGCGCGTCCACGGCATGCAGCGCGTGCATCTCGGTCACGGCGGCCACCAGGCGCACCTTGATCTCGCTCGTGTCCATCAGTTCAGCTCCTCTCTGCCCAGTTCCTCGATGGGCGCTCGATCTCCCTGGGCTTTTTGCCAGTTGGGGCCCATCAGCACGATGGCCCCGTTTTTCAGTTCGCAGCGGTACTCGTCCACGTGACCCCCCTGGGTATAGCGCACGAAAAGGCGTTTGCAGGTCTCCATCGCGGCGGGGGTCAGATCCAGGCTGATCTGTGCGGGCCGCCGGGCCTTCAGCTGGGCGACCTCGCCCTCCAGCCGCTTGAACTCGGTATAGGCAGTCGCAATCAGCCAGCCCAGTCCGCTCAGCAGGAGCGCGGCTGCCAAGTATCTCAGCGCCGCCATCGCCCGGCCACCTCCTCGGCCTCGAAGAGGGCCTGCTGGATGGCCTGGGGCAGTTCGGTATCGCCCCAGCGCAGGGTGCGGGCCTCCTGGTAGGCCAGAATGCGCTCCAGGCCGCTGCGCACGTAGCTCAGGGCGTAGGCGATGATGCGGTCGGCCTGCTCCGCACTGTTGGCGATGTGATACCGCCGGGTCATGGGGTCAAAGCCCACCACCTCCGGCTTGGCCCCGGGCAGGGCGGGGCGGGCCGAGAGCTTGGCGCAGAGTTCGACCGCTTCCCGCATCTCCCGGTCGGGCAGCTGGACGGCGTGGGCCAGGGCGTCGCGATCCAAGCCGGCGGGCCCCGCCTCCCAGAGCGCGCGGAAGACCTGGCGGGCCAGTTCGATTTTGTCAGCCATGCTGCACCTCAAAGGCTTGAAAGAGGCGCTCGAGCTCGGAGGCTGTGTCCCAGTGTTCAGTCGAGATGCCAAGCTCGGCCAGGGCCTCGCGGATTTCCCGAATCTGCGACCACGAGACCCGGGCCTCCGCGGCGTAACGGCCGGGCTGTTTGGGAGCGTACTGGGCAATCCGGTACGCCGCTCTGAGCAGCCGGTGGCGCGGGTCAGCCGAATCGGGGGCGGGCCTAAGCATGCGTGGCCTCCCAGGTGTAGGGCCCGTACAGCTTCAAGTAGCCCTCCAGGCTCGGCCGGCCCACGGTCAGCCACTCACCGGTGCTCGGCAGATGGATGCCATATAGGGGCTCCGCCCCGCCCTCGGCGGTCGGGCCCAGCCCCTCGTAGCGCACCAGCACCTCAATGCTGGCGCTGCGCAGCCGCACCGGGGTCAGCTCGTGGTCGTGCAGGAAGGCCAGCACCTGGGCGGTGTTGTCCTGTTTTTGTGCCTGCGCCTGGCGCAGGCGGGCCAGGGCCTGGGCGCTAGGCATCGAGGTCCTCCCGGCGCATGCGCTTCAGAATCAGCTCGATGCCCGCCTGTCCGATGCCCCGCAGGGGCAGCCCGGTCAGATACTGCTTCATCCAGCGCCAGACCGTATCCTCGCTGGGGTAGGTGGCCTCGAGGGTGGGCTCGAGGTCGTAGGTTTTGATGTATCCATCGCCGTTTTTCCAGACCGCAAAGTGTACGCCCTTGAGTACCAGTCGTGGATGCTCGTATATCGTGACGCCTTTGCGTTTCAGCCGTTCGGTAAGTTCAGTGGCAGTCATGTTCCAGCTCCAGGTGGTGCACCTGGCGGCGGGACAGCACCACCGCCAGGGTGTTTGCAGTAACTTCGAGCCAGTCGTCCAGGGTGGGCGAGTAGATCCCGAACAGATCCACCAGTTCCCCAGGGCGGTAGCCCATCGGATGACCGGCGTCGTCCTGGTCGGGCAGCGCGGTGCGGCCCAGGTAGCGCAGGCGCAGAGCAGTGTCGTGCGCGTAGAAGAGCAGCACGGGCCGCCCGGCTTGCCGGATCGCGTCCAGAATCTCCGCAGGGGTGCGCATGGTCGGTTCAGGCAGCACAGTGGAAGCAGGGGATGTCGTCCAACCGGCCGGTGTTGCCGCAGGTGGGGCAGATATAGCCCTGGAGTTGCATAATGGCGCGGATGCGTTGGGCGGCCTCCAGGGCTTCGGCCACATCGGCGTAGAGCTGAGCCCCGTAGTAGTTTCCGTTCATCTCGCACAGGCGGCCGTAGTGCCGGGCCTGCAGGGGTGTCAGGTTTTTGGCGTAGATACGGTCAAGGCTGGTCAT